ATTTCGCATTTTGTTTATCATAAAGGCAAAATTTTCGCGTATCTTTGCAAGTATTATCCCGAAAATTTTGCCTTTATGATAAACAAAATGCGTGAAACGGAAATCATTCGAGAGAAAGAACTCGGCAGACCGTTTTCCTGTGTTTCGTCAAAGCCAAAATACAATGCCGAATACCTTGAAAAAATTATAAAGACAAAATGGATAAAAAAATTAGAGGAGTTGGAGTTATGAAAACAATTTGGAAAATTATCATTCCTATACTCTTAACGATTTTAACGGCGGTACAGTTTTTATGCTTGATAAAAGGCGTAGTCGTTATAAATTGGTTCGGAGTGTGTGGTTACTTAAACGCTATAATCGGATTCGGCGTTATAACGGCTTTTAGTTGGTGGGTTTGTATAGGTCTCATAAAAATGGATAGAGAGAACTTGCAACCGACCAAAGAAACGATGAAATACAGGAGACGGAAAAATGGCAAAGAAGATTGATATATTCGATTTATTGCCGCAAGAGGCGATTGAACGTATAGACGATATCGGCTATGAGTTATTGAAAGAAAACGGCTACGAAACGGAAGGAGCGAAGACTTCAAAGCAAAGACAATATGAGTTAAAGAGGGCTCTTGCGAAGGACGGGAGGCAACTCATATATTTCTCGATGATAGAGAAAGAAACGGGTAATATAATCTTTTGGTTTGAACTTCGTAAAGGGAACGACATCATCGCAAGAAGTAAGGTCTTAAAGTTCTTGCCCGACAAAGGAGGGAAGAATGGAGAAGGAGAAAGTCAAGAGCGACCTTCGGAAACTCCGAAAGATAACGCATAGCATAACCGTTGCTATGGAGTGTAAGCAAAATTACGAACGGCGACTTGAATATCTTCGTGGTAAAATTGCAACAAAAGACAATACCGAAGAGATACGAAAACTTGAAGAGGTTCTCGGCTCGCTTCATATCGAAGAAAATATTAAGAAAGCGACGGCTCTCGAAGCAACCTATATGGAAGCGATAGACAAGTTGGAAGGTTTTGATAAAACAATCATTATCGACGGCTACATAAACGGAAAGCCATATTGGAAGATAGGGCGAGACATAGGATATACCGAAGTCGGGATCCGTAAGAGAGTTGAAAAAGCAATCGAAAAGTTGGCAAGTCTTCTATAAAAAAATTCGATATCGGGCAAAAGTGTATCGTCCGGTATCGTTTTTTTTATGCAATAATCTATGATGAAGAGGAGAAACGGCGTTCTTGTGGTCGGGCGGCGGATAGGTTATGAGACTATCTCTCCTCAATATCGCGGAGTGGAGAAGCAGAATCTCGCTTGTCTCATAAACAAGAGGGCGGCGGTGCGATTCCGCCCTCCGCAACCATAGCAGAGTAGCCAAAAGGTACGGCGAACGGCTTTGACCCGTTTATACGTTAGTTCGAGTCTAACCTCTGCTGCCAAACCCATTAAGTTCTTCGTAAGAAGTTGCGAAAAACTTCGGAGAGTTGATAAGTAGCGTAAAAAGGTTGTAACTCTCCAAAATCTTTTTAGGAGTACATTATGGAAAACATTAAACAACTGACGGAAACCATTCAAAGAGAAGACAATCTCAATATCGTCGAATATGACGATATACCTTCTCACGGCAATGGGAGACACAATTATATCATCAGACATAAAGAGTCTGGCGCAATTCTCGGAGAAATCCATTTTCAGGACGGCGGGAGAAATACCGAAGGTGTAAGAGACGGAGTTCTCGACCAAGATTTACTTGAAATAGTTCGACATAGATTGCAATGTTTTCAACAGGGAGAGTTCCCGTCGAGAGAAGGCGCACTTGCTATTACGCATATTGAAGAGGCTCTCTTATGGTTGAATAAACGAAAAGAGGATAGAAAGTATCGCGGAGTTCTCGGTAAGGACTTAAAGTGAGGCGTTTTAGGAGTAAGTTATGGCACAAGGCAAGAAGTATAACGACGATATAAAGGAAAAAGCCTTTGCTCTTCTTGCTTGCAATAACAACGCTATGGACGTAGCGAAGCAACTCGGACTCAAATACACAACCGTTAAGACTTGGGAAAAGAAGTATTTAGAGCAAAGCAAAGATTTAGCCGAGAAGAGGGCGAAAGGCGGAGATAGTTACGAAGTTACGAAGTCGGAGAGTGAATTTGACCTTGAAAGACTTCGTAATGAAAACAAAAAGAAGTTCGTAAACGACGCTTGGAGACTAATCGACAAGACGAAAACACTTCTCGAAAGGCGTTTGGATAGGGCGATAGAGAGCGAAGATGAACTCGATAGACTCGTTGAGGAAATATGTAGGCTCGACAATAAAGACCTTACGAACGAGCAGAGAAAGGCTCTTTATTCAAGGATAAAGTCTCTTAAACTTGAACAAGCGAAAGAGTTGGCGGTTGTCTTGGGAACGCTTTACGACAAACAAGCACTCGCAAACAAGGAGGCGACGGCAATCGTCGAAGGTAATATAACGGTTAAGAAATTCGAGGACTTCTAATGCTGACTATAAAAGACATTATTGAAAAGCGTAAGCGAATATGGGAAGAACGGCACGATATAGAGTATGACAAGCAACTTGTTAGGGCGAGCGTGATTAAAATACTCTCTACGCCGTCGTTATCTTCGGAAGTAATTGCGAGACCGTATTTGCTTATAGAAGTCGCTTTCTATATCGTAGATAAAGAGAGAAAGACTGTGCCTTTTTTTCTTAACGACGTGCAAAAGGACTTTATTGCGCAGTTAGAGACGAAAGGAACGAGTAAGCCTTTCTTCGTTTTGAAAGGAAGACAACAAGGCTTTACGAGTCTTATAACGGCAATTCAGTTATCGTTTTCAATCGTAAGAAAGAACTTTGCGGGATTTACTATGGCTGACCGTGCTGACAATACCGCCGCCATATTTAACGATAAAGCAAGAGTTGTGTATGAAAGACTCCCGGAAGAACTGAAACCTTCCGAGAAGTTCAATTCAAGAAATGAGTTATTCTTCGATAAACTCAATTCGTCTTGGCGTATAGCAACCGCGACGGAGCAAGTGGGGCGTTCTCGAACGCTTAACTTCGTGCATTATTCGGAAGTTGCGTTCTACGAGTGCGACCTATCGGCTATTCAAGCGGGTATAGGCGAAGCAATAACTGCCGACGCTATCGTTGTTTACGAGACTACTGCGAACGGGTTCAATCAAGCGAAAGACCTTTGGGATTCAGGTGCTTGCCATAACCTTTTCTATGGTTGGTGGCGAACGAAAGAATATCGTATAAAGGATTTGAGTTATCTCGATACGAAAGACTCTTGGCTTATGGAGAGAAAAAAACTCTTGGAGTCAATTGGGTTAGACAAAGAGCAAATTGCTTGGTATTGCAAAAAATACGATTCGTACCTTGATAAAAATACGATTAAGCAAGAATATCCGATAACGCCTACGGAAGCATTTGTTTCGAGTGGCGAGTGTGTGTTCGATAAAGAATCAATCAATAATCAAATAATCCGTGCTTCGTCCTTGCAAGCGGTTAAAAAAGGCTATTTTGTCTACGACAAGGAAGCAATTCCGATTAAAGACGAGAATGGTGCAATAAAGGATTTTGATTGGAAGATAAAAAATATCCGATTCGTAGAAAGCACGGACGGATATATCACGATTCACGAAGAGCCGAGAAAGAGATACAACAAAGACAGAGAAGTGATAGGTCTTGCACCTTACGCAATCGGCGGAGATACTGCCGGAACGGGTAAAGACTTTTTTACGGCAAAGGTTATATGTTCTCTCGACGATAAAGCCGTGGCAACCTTGCATAAACAGTATATAGACGAAGACCTTTACGCCGAGCAAATGTATTGTCTCGGTATCTACTATCACGAAGCACTTATCGGAATTGAGATAAACTATTCAAGGCAACCGACGAGAATACTCCAAAAGAAGTACGGCTACACAAGCCTCTATATGCGAGAACGGTTTGATAGCGCGGCGGATAAAACCGTTATGGACTACGGGTTCGAGACAACATCGAGAACGAAACCGATAATCATAGGCGAACTTGTAACGCTTATGAGAAACGACCCAACGATTGAGCCTGACGTGCCTACGCTGAAAGAGATGACGACTTTCACAAGAAAAGATAACGGCAAAATGGAAGCGTTGGACGGTTGCCACGACGATTTGGTTATGGCTTGTGCTATCGGACATTTCGTGGCGAAGAAGCAACCGAGAGAGTGGCTTGAAGTTAAGATAAACGAAAATGAGTTTATTGAAGAGAATTTTTCGTCCGAGGAAACCGAAGGCAATACGGGTTATATGCAATGGGAGGACTTTTAATGTTTAATAGAAAGCGAATAAAACAACTCGAAAACAGGGTTGACGCGTTGGAAAAGAAGATTGAGGAAATGCAAAAGCGTACAGTTTCTCAAAAGACTATGGAAGAAGACCAACCGCCCACTGTAAGTGTAATTATGGACGAGTGGCTGAACGGAAAGGAGGAAGACAATGGATATTAAGGAAAGATATGCGACCGATTCCGAGACTACATCGCTATGGGATGATTATCAAAACGGACTCGCTTATCAGTCTTCCGTCGGTTTATCGAAAAAGATTCCGAAGTTCGTTAAGTTCTATGAGGGAGACCAATGGGCAGCGCCGACAAAGAACACGAAAAATCTTCCGAGACCAGTGGTAAACATCATCAAGATGATTTGCCGAAATAAGAAGAGTGCGATTCTTTCGACTCCCGTCAAGATAATTTATCGTGCGGAAGATGAAATGGCGAACGTGGAACGCTTTAACAACTTTGCTGACTACATACAAAAAGAAATCGGTCAAGAATCGCTTGATAAAAAGGCGATAAATGACGGTGTGATAAAAGGCTCTTACTTTTATCATTACTATTGGGATTCGGAAGCAAAGGGTAAAAACGGGGCAAAGGAGGGCGGTTTAAGGTGTGAGATAATCGACTCATTGAGCATATTCTTCTCCGACCCTACACAACTCGACGAGCAAAAGCAAGAATGGATATTGATTGCCTCGCGTGAAAACGTTAAGTCGGTTAGGGCGAAATGCGATAGAGATGTAGACATCGAGAGTATCGTTTCCGATGAATCGGACAACAAGTACGGGATTGTAGAACAAGACGGCGACAAACTTTGTACGGTACTTACGAGATACTTCCGCAAGGACGGCGAGGTGTATTGCGAAAAGGCAACGAAAAGCGTTGTAATCAATAAACCGTTCGCTATTACTCCCGACCTTGAAGGTGCAGCAAAGGAACTCGGATTCGCGGAAGAGGACGCTCCGAATAACGCCACTCCCGATAAACCCGAAGCGGAATCTCTTATTCCCGATACTACAAAGGCGTACCTATATCCTATCGTCGTTGGAAACTACGAAGTAAAGGAGAGATGTATTTACGGACTCGGAGAAGTTGAAGGACTTATACCGAACCAAAAGGCGATAAACTTTAATATTGCTATGGCTCTTCTTAACAACCAAGAGACGGCGTGGGGAAAGTATATCGTTGCGCCGAACGCTCTTAAAGGACAAGTGATAACGAATGAACCGGGGCAAGTCATAGTTGACTATACGGGTACGGGACAAGGCATACGGAAGATGTCCGAGCAAGCGATTCAAAGTCAACCGTTGCAACTTATAGATACTCTTACGCAACTTACAAGGGTTGTTACGGGGTCTACGGAAGTAATGACGGGAGAAACTCTCGGCGCGGGTATGTCGGGAGCGGCAATCGCACAGTTACAGTCGCAAGCAACTCAACCTATCGAAGAACTCAAAGATTCGTTTTGGCTCGTCAAAGAAAAACAAGGCAAGGTTCTCGCGCAATTTTTCAAACTCTATTACACGGAGAAGGAATTTACATATACTGAAACGCTTCCGAATGACGAGAGTCAACCTATGCAAGGGATAGCGGATAACGAAGAAGTCCAAATGTCGGACGTATTCAATAGCGAAGAGTATAGACGAACCGATTTTTCAGTCGTCGTAGAGGCAACTTCAGGGACAAAGGCTTCGGCTGCGGGCGATATAAACGCTCTTGACGTTCTTCTTGCGAAGGGGTTAATTTCGATGAAAACCTATCTAAAAGCCTATCCGAAAGACGCTTTGTCGAACAGAACGGAGATTCTAAAAGGAATAGAGGAAGACGAGAAGAATCAGGTAGCCGAACTAACGCAAAAACTGCAACAGTCGGAGCAACAAAACATTGAACTTGCAAAGGTTGTAGAACAACAGAAGGAAACAGTCGATAAAGTTGTCGCGGTCATCAAAGAAAACAACGAGTTAAAGACCTATATTGCAAACCTTTATACCGAGGCTTCGGGGAAGATAACCGAGGCGAACAAGCAAATCCAACTCGGCAACGTAAAACTTGCGGAGACCACGAAGGACGCAACGGATATGGCGCAAACCATATACAACGGATTACAAGGAGGCGGCGGAAATGTTATGCCCTAAATGCAAAGTCGAAATGAGAGTTGAAAGGATAAAAGGCTCGACGGTTTACGTTTGCCGAAAGCCGTCTTGCCCGAATTATAAAAAAGTTGTAAAGACTCAAACCGATAGCAAGTAGGTTAAACCTATTACTATACAATAATATCACGCAGGAACGCGCAAAAATCCAAAGGAGACTTCTATGTCGGAAGAAAATAAAAAATCAGCGGAAGAAACCGTAGCAACTACGGAGGTCGATGAACACGCTGACATCGGCAAAAATACGGAGAGCGAGAACGACGTTGAATTTACCGATTCCGAAAGCGGTGAGCAAGGAAAAGCCGAGCCGAAGGAAGAATCGAAAACCCAAACGAAGGAACAAAACTCCGAAAACGCTCGTCGTAGGCGTGAGGCAGAACGCCAAGCCGAACTTAAAAAAGTAGAGGCGGAGACGAGAGAAAAAGCCATTATCGAAGTCCTTAACGGAAAGAATCCTTTTACGAACGAGCCGATGAAAGACCACGCCGACGTAGAAGAATATCTTTTGATGAAGGAAATCGAAAAGAACGGCGGAGACCCATTGTCCGATTTTTCCAAATACCAAAAGGAAAAAGAAAGGAAGAAAGCCGAAGAAGTTGCGAAAGAAACGGAAGAAAAGGAATGGTACGAAAAAGATTTTAATGATTTTTCGACTAAACACCCGGAGGTAAATGTTCATTCGCTTATCTCAAACGAACAATTCCAAAAATTCGCAGACGGAAAAGTCGGTAAGCAACCTTTATCGGACATATACGATGACTTTATAAGTTTTGTGAGCGAATACGAAAAGAAAGCCAAACAAATGGTAAAACAAACGCTTGCAAACAAGAAAGCGTCTCCGGGGTCGTTGTCAAGCACGAATCCGAACGATAGTGGCTATTACACGAGAGAGCAAGTTCAAGCGATGACCCAAGAGGAAGTCCACAAGAACTATGACAAGATTCGTGCGAGTATGTCGAAATGGAAATATTAAATAGGAGGATAAACAAACATTATGGCATATCAAAACTTTATCCCCTCCGTTTGGAACGAAGGGATTGAAAGAGAACTCGAAAGACTTTGCGTGTTTGTAGAAGACTGCAACCGCAAGTACGAAGGACAAGTTAAAAAGAAAGGCGAATCGGTAACGATTCTCGGCGTAGGAAAACCTACCATTAAGACCCTTTCCAAGGCAAATCGTAATAACGATATCGACGCTCCCGAAGAAGTCGAAGATACTTCCGTTATTATGTACATCAATCAAATCCGCTACTTCAACTATATGGTTGGCGATATCGACAAGGCTCAATCCGTAGGCGGAGTAATGGACGCGCTCGAAGCGGAAACTTCGGAAGGTCTTGCGGACGAGGTTGATAAGTACGTTGCGGGGTTTGCCGTTGACGACTCGGTTCAAAAACTTTTTGCTTCGCCCGTCAAGGTTGTTGCGGGAACGGCGAGTACGGGCGAAAAGAACGTGCTTCATATTCTTGACGAGGCAATTCAAAAACTCTATGAGAATGACGTTAAGTCCACTACGAAAGTGGTTGTTACCGTTTCTCCGAGATTCTACACGCTTTTCAAGAGAGAGTATGTAGACAAAGACACCGATAATTCCGAAATTCTTAAAAACGGCAGAGTGGGTAAATACGGTAGCGTTATCGTCAAGATGTCGAACAACGTTTGCAAAACGGATAGCGGCGCAACCGACAACATTATGATAAGGACTCAAAGAGCGCTTGCATTTGCAAAGCCTTTGACTCACACCGAGCCTTATCGTCCCGAAAAGAAGTTTGCCGACGCGGTAAAGGGTTACATTCTTTTCGACGCAAAAGTCGTAAGACCGAAAGAAGTTATCAATATCAACGTTAAATACGCGTAAAAGGAGGACATAGACAATGGAAGTTACTATGAGAAATAACATCGCAACCCCTACGCTTACCGCTCTCACGGCGAATACCGAAAAGGCTCTCGATTGGAGCGAGAACGACGCGAAAATGATTCTCGTCATAAGCAATAGCGGAGATTCCGCAGTTTCTCTCACGATTAAGGCGGGCAACGGTATTCAGGGTGTAGCAGACCTTACGCTTTCCGCTCCGAGGGGGATTAGCCTTGTGAAGTTGGAAAGCGGAAGATTCAAATTTGTTTCCGGTGCGAACAAAGGTAAAATCGTCGTTAAGTCGGCGGGAACTCCGAGTGTCGGCGTAGCCGCTCTCGTATAAGCAAAACAAGAGCCTATCTAACAGTAGGTAGGCTCTTTTATGCAATTTTAGGAAATGGGAAGTTCGATTCTTCCGAATTTCCAAAGGAGAGATTATGAAATACGGAGATATAAAAATCGAAGCGTTGAAATTGATGTTTGTCAATATGGGCGATGATATTACGATAGATGAACTTGAAACATACGAACAAGACGATACCTATAACGCTTATCTCGTGAATATGCCCGGAAGTATAAATCGTTGTTTTTCCGCTCTTGAAAGCAAAGGCGTTCTTCCGTCTAAATCAAAGACCTTGACGGCATTGGAAGGGGTTGCAAGCGGTGCTTTTATTCGTTTCGACCTTCCGTCGATAATTGATAATTACTGTGATATAGACCGTGTAGTAAGCGAAACTGCCGACGGTGAGTATTGTGGAGATTGCGATTATCAAATTGAAGGAGATACTCTCGTTTTGGAACGTTTCGACGATGAAGATATAACCTATACTGTGCTTTATCGTCCGACGATTCCGAGAGTTGAACTTCTTACTGATAACGAGTGGGAAGTGCCTATACCCGAAAACATCGTTGCGCTTATCCCGTATTTCGTAAAAGGCGACTTATATCGAGACGATGAGCCAAACGAAGCGAGCGAGGCGCGGAATTGGTTTGAATCGGGTATCGAAGAAATTCTTTTAAGGAAAACGAACAAGGTAAGCAGAATTAAGACTGTTTACTCGCAAACGGTGTAAGTATGAGAGCAAGTACGAATATATCATTAAAGACTCGAAGAACTCTTCAACTTTCCGATTTTAAGGGCGTAGATTTTTCGTCTTCGGCTTTGAGCGTTCGTAGAGACCGCGCCTCGAATATGCGAAACTTCATAAACGAATATGGAGTAAACAAAAAAAGAAACGGTTGGAACGAACTTATCAAAATCAAATACGGCGGGCAATCTCAAAGAATAAACGGAATTTTTGAGTACGTGAACGGAAGTCGTAGAGAAGTTTTAGTCCACGCCGGACGAAGATTTTATCGACTCGTTAAGAACGGCGGAAGATATTCCGTAGTAGATATAACTTTGACCTCGACATACACCCCGTCGAAAGTTGATACCGCCAAAATCAAAGACCAAAGAAGTCAGGCTTTTTTCAATAAGGGTAGAGCATATATAATCGGCTGCGGAGATTATCTTGTATACGGAACTTGGAACGAGGGTACGAGTTACGAATTGCGTAGAGTGGCGAATAACACAGATACATATATTCCTACTACGACAATTTCTATTGATAACGATAGCGTGTCTGATGATACGAGGGGAAGTCTCGACGACGTAAACTGCCTTTCGCCTCGTAGAATAAACCAACTTCTCGGAACTCCCGAAACGAATAAAACTTGGACTCTCGATTCGGGAGGTATTGATGACGGAACGACCGTGGATATAAAATTGGAAACTATGTCAAACGGGGCGCCGGTTACAAAACAAATCTCCAACACGGGAAGCGATAAAACAAAGTTATATGACGGCTCAACGCAAGTCGGAACGATAGATTTTGAAAATGGGAAAATAACGTTCTCAATTGCTACGACACCGCAAATAGAAAATAGAGATAATATTTTCGTTACGTTTGAACACTCGGTTGAAGGTTATATTGACAGGATAGCAAATTGTAATTTTGGGGTATTGTTTGGCGTTAGCGGAAATACCGATAGACTATTTCTTGCGGGCAACGCTGAATATCCGAATATAGATTTCCATTCGGAAGCAGACGATTACACTTACTTCGGAGACTTAAACACATCGTCAATGGGTAGCGATTCAGTACCGATAAGCGGGTACGGTCGGCTTTCGGATAGTACACTCGTTGTATACAAATCCGAAACGAGTCAAGAAGCGAGTATTTTTTATCGGACGGGAACTTATAAGGAATCTTACGATTCAAGTGGAAACCTTGACAGTATTCGTGGCGTGTTTCCGACTTCCGCCGGAAGTATAGGCGAAGGAGTTATAAGTAGATATGCTTGTGCGAACTTTGCGGGAGACAACATAATACTTTCGAGAAACGGCGTTTTCGGAATAGTTCTTGCGGATAACGTTGCGACGACCGAAAGATATACGAGAGAACGCTCTCGGTCAATCAATGAGAAGTTAAAGACACACGCCGATTTATCGGAGGCGGTCGGAATTGTATATCAAAATCGTTATTACCTTGCCGTGGATAACGTGGTTTATATAGCCGATTCGAGATATAAATACACCTCGAACGACGACATCGACAATTCGTATAACTATGAGTGGTGGTATTGGGATAATTGCCCCGTGAGAGTATGGGCAAATATCGACAATGTTTTATATTTCGGGAGCGCGGACGGACAAATTTGCGTGTTTGATAATGAATATACCGATAGGACTTATCAAGATAGTACTTCCGGAGATTTAACTTTCGATATAGCGGACAACAAGGTTATTTACAACAAAAATATCAGCATAGAACTTTCCGAAGGCGATAGAATGACTATTTCGACGACGGGATTTTACGCGCTTATCGCAAATAATGCAGTCGTAGAAAACAACCGAATCATTTCCGACGAAGAAAAAATTATATTTTTTCACGACGGAATGGAGGTCTATGCCGATATGGTGGGGGAGAGCGGTCTTGTAATAAACACAAAGTATTACGTTCGAGATGTAGATAACGGAAGTTGCTCGTATACTCTTGAAGATGAGAGTGGGAACAAAGTTTCTATCGCAAGCGGCGGATTTAATCTTTATAAGGCTATTTCAAATATAGAGTTATATCTTGCGAACGTAACCGAAGATTCTTTTCAACTCAAAGACTACAAAGTCGGCAACGTTTTAATTCTTGCGAATTATAATTCAACTCTTCCGACGGATCCGCTCGCGCGGTTTACCCACACGAGAAACGTGGTTGCCGAATGGTATACTCCTATATTCGACCTCGGAACGAACGAGTCAAGTAAAACTCTTCTCAAAATGGTTATTTCGACCGAGCCGGAAGTCAATGGAAAACTCTCGTTCGGATATGAGACGAGAAACGCAAACAAACTCATCAATGCAAAAGGAATAAACGTATTCTCGTTTGATAATTTCTCGTTTGAAAACTTTTCGTTTGACACGGGGTTTGCAAACAGTTATTCCGTAAAGTGCAATGAGCGTAACTTTAACTTCATTATATTCCGATTTATATCCGATAACGATAGCAACTGCATAGTGAATACTTTCACTATCATTTATAAAATCAACAAATCTAATATAGGAGTGAGATGATATGGCAAAAGTCCAAAAAATCAATGCCGAAGTAAAATCGGCAATACAAAGAAAATCCGCTTATTCCTTGCCGAACAATCCTACGGATTCGGGGTACAAAGCCGACGATATTCGTAGAGCGTTTTATAAACCAATTATAGACATCACAAACTCTGCTCTAACCGAGATAGATAGAGTAGTTGAGGAATTAAACGGAGTTCTTGGATATTCCGAAAAATCACTCGATTCTATCGGAACTGTATCGGGCGTTTACTATCACGGCTCGGACGGAATGGTGTATAAATTCCAAGACGGCAAATTTTTTATTTCAAGTTACGAGGGGAATGCGGTCGATATAACGATACCTTGCTCTGTACTCTATCAAGGCGTGTATTACCCCGTTACGGTAATAGGTCTTGAAGCCTTTAAGGGTAGGGATATTAAAAGCGTAGAAATCCCGTCTTCGATAACGAGTATTTACTCAAAAGCGTTTTATGGTTGCAATGCCTTAACTGTCGTAAAGTTTTTGGGATATACTCGAAACATCGAAGCAAATGCTTTTACTTCGGGAAAGATTGCTTTTTCAGTTCCGAAGGAATATTTGGGAGATTATACGTCGTCGCTTGCAAGTTATAAGAAAACGCTCGTAGGCTTTGATACGATAATCAATAATGCGAACGACATCGTTATTTTGTATCGAGACAAACTTGCAAAGGTAACAAATACAAGCGAATATGAGAGGCTTTATTCTATCGGAAAGACTGGGGCGAACGTTACGAAAGATATTTCGCCAACGCCTCTTGAAGGGAAAATTCCTATATATCTTGCAGACGGAACTTTGCAAGTCGGAAGTCCGAAAGCAGATAAAGACTCTACGCCGAAAAAGTACCTTGAAGATAGACTCGCGGCTATGGGGGCAAAAGTAAGTGTTGCAATAGACCCGACCACTTATATCGTTACGGTGGCTTTGAAAAACGAAAAAGGCGAAGTTTTAAGTTCTGGGACGATAGACCTTCCGCTTGAAAGTATGATTCTCGGCGCAAGTTATGCTAACGGTGTTCTCACGCTCAACATCAAGACTGCTGACGGTTCAATGGATAACAATCCTATTGAAGTCAACATTTCCGACCTTATAAGCGGACTCGTGAGCGAAAGTACGTTTGATTCCGAGGTGGGTAGACTTAACGGAAGAATAGACGACACAAATCAAGACGTAACTGCGCTCGGAAAAGAAGTTGACCAAAAAGAGATTTACGGATTCGCCGCTTTCCACGCCGAAGAGTCAGAAACGGCGAGAAATTACACGAAGGGCGGCGGAACAGATAAGAAGTTTAGAGAACTTGAAGCGACGAATGGAACGCGCATATCTTTGTCGGTCGATAAAGACTACAAAATGACGATAAAACTTTTGAACAAAGAAGGCGTTGTTTTAAGCGAAGGTATGGTAGATTTACCTATCGAGAGTCTCATAACGAAAGCAAGTTATTCAAAAGGAAAACTTACACTTACCTTTCAAAGCGGGGATAAAACGGAAATTGATATTTCATCGCTTGTAAGCGGTCTTGTACCCGAAACGAGGAAGATAAACGGAAAAACACTTGCAAACGATATAACCTTATCCGCTGGCGATGTAGGAGCGTATGGGAAAAACGAAACTTGGAATCGGACGGAAACGACGAATCTTATCGGAAACGCAAAGCAAGAGTTGCAAGTTGAAATAGAAGAACATCAAGTCGTTGGCTACGCCGTGATGTCCGACGAGGCTGAAAAGTCGCGCGGTTATATTAAAGGTGGAGCGATAGATAGACAATTTAAGGAAATTATCGAGAGAATAATCGCTCTCGAAAGTAAATAAGGAGGCTTAAAATGCTTTTAGAAAAAACAAAAATTTACGGAGTGGACGGCGTGGGGCAATCCTCGCCAACTCTTACGAGAACAGATTCGGCGGTGGGGTTAGACTACACGGTCGGTCAAAGCGAAATTAAGAGCGACTTTGATAGATGTTACCCTTGGTGCGAGATGAAAGAAGTTATGGACAAGTTCGGAAACGTTTTCATTCGTGTGCCAAAGTTCTATACGAAAATTACAAAGAATACGAACGGAACTTATAAACATCAAATATCGGGTTGTAGGTACGACGGATTCGGAACTTTGTTCGTAGACGGCAAAGGAAACGAACTCGACTACGTTCTTATCGGCAAGTACGAAGGAAGTTATGACTCCACGAACTCTCGAATGATGTCGAAGAGCGGTCAAACGGTTAAAGTCTCTATTACGCTTCCGAATTATCGGACGGCTTGTAAGGCGGTAGGAGCGGGTTATCAGCAGTATGATTTTTTAATCGACGCTATCATTAAAGAATTGTTTATGATTGAGTTTGCAACCACGAACTCTCAATCAATTATGCAAGGATTTACAAACGGCGAGAATACTGCCGCTCTTATAACGGGGCATACCGACAATATCAAAACTCCTTCGGGTTCGTATAATAATAACCACGACCTTGAAACCGACCCTTGGACGGACGCTACTTGTAATACGGACGGCAAACACGCTTGCAAGTATAGAGGAATCGAGAATCCTTGGGGTAATACTTGGACTTGGTGCGACGGGATAAATTTCAAAGGCAAGAAAGTTTACGTTTGCGAATCCCCGGAAGATTATGCTTCTGATAAATACGACGCTCCATATTCGTATATGGGAGATAGGGTTATAACTGACGGATATATAAAAACAGTAACGCCTTTTGATAAAAACCCTTTGCTTGGTTTTGTAACAGAAGTCGGAGCGGGTGGCGCAACTTATTATTGTGATTACACTTGGAGTAACAACGGCGCGGGTACCGTGCTGCTTTGCGGTGGGGCTTGGCACTACGGTGTCCTTGCCGGTTTGTGGTCTTGGAATGGTATCTATTCTTCGTCCCACGCCAGCGGCCTCATCGGCGGTCGCCTTTGTTATAAACCTCTTTAAGAGAGGGATTAAAAGGGAGACACTTCTCCCTTTGGACTAAAAATATAGGGTAGCGTGTGCCGCTCGTGCTGAATTGCGGTGGGAATTGGAACAACGGTGTCAATGCCGGTTTGTGGAATTGGAATGGTAACAATTCTTCGTCCAACGCCAACGGCAACATCGGCGGTCGCATTTTAATCAAACATTTATTCATTGCACACGCAATCCTTGCCCCTTGGCAAAAAATAATCCGAAAAGAGGACGGTTTAGTAGGTTTTTCTCGAAAACCCGTGAGGAGATTAAAAGGTATATGAAGAGAGTCGGCTATTTATATGAGAAGATGTGCGATTTAAGTCTTATTCGTTACGCGATAAGAAAAGCAGCGCAAGGTAAAACTTATAAGCATTACATAAGAAAAGTTTTACAAAATGAAGAGGCTTACGCTTTAAGGATTCAAGAAATGCTTGTAAACGAAAGCGTGAAATTGAGTCCGAATCGTCAAATTACAATATACGACCGCTCTTGCAGTAAGGAAAGAATTATAACAGTTCCGAAGTTCTTCCCTGACCAAATACTCCATTGGGTAGTAATGCTCGTAATTGAGTCGATAATAACGAAAGGAATGTATCGGTTTAACTGCGGAAGCGTTCCTACCCGTGGAGGTATGGAAGCCAAAAGATACGTTGAACGCGCGTTAAAGGACAAGAAGATAAGATATGTGGCAAAATTAGATATTTCAAAGTTTTTTAATAGCGTAAAACCGGAGTATTTAATGGCAATGTTCAGGAACAAAATCAAAGACGAGAAAGTATTAAGACTAATCAATGCGATTCTTGAAAACGGCGGAGATTGCCTACCTATCGGTTATTATACTTCTCAATGGTTTTCAAACTTCTTTCTCGAAGGATTCGACCACTACGTTAAGGAGGAATTGAAAATAAAAAAGTACGTTCGTTACGTTGATGATATGGTTCTCCTCGATACGAACAAAAGAAAACTCCACAAGGCTATCGCGAGAATGGACGAGTATCTCCATAAGATAGGGTTGAAACTAAAAAGAAACTATCAAGTATGGAAGGTTGGTAGCCGACCGATTGACTTTGTTGGGTTTAGATTTTATCAAGACAAAACGGTATTAAGGAAGAAAATCTTTTTTCGACTTTGCCGCCGAGTAAGGAATGTTAGAAAGAGCGGATATATAACCGTTCATCAAGTACAAGGGATATTGTCCTTGCTCGGCTGGCTATCGCATATAAACGCTTGGAAGTTTTACAAGGAGAAGATATATCCCTACGCTCCGAAGTCAAGACTTAAAAATATTGTGAGTAATCACGCAAAAAAATTATTGGAGGCAATAGAAAATGAAAAGATTCAAAAAGGCACTTTGGTTGCAATCTGCTAACGCTCAAATCGAGGAGAAGGTTCTTTCCGAGAGGGAAGTGAATGACGCTTTGGACGGTTGGGTAAACGACCTTGACGGCAAAACGGAAGAAGAACTTACGGCTATGGGTGTAGAGGTAAGAGAAGAATGGTTGCAATAACCCTCGAAAATATTTGCGATATTTGCGAAAAAGAAGGTTGCGACGAGCCTTGTGGAAAGTGGTACGACTGCTTCGAGGGCAAACCCGTAACCTTCGGATTCGTAGATGAAGGAGACGAAGATGAAAAAAATTAAGATATTTCTTGCGATTCTTATAGGCTTTATTCTCGGCGCATTGACGGCGGTCGGAGTGTATTTCTTGACTGTTGGGGAGGTTGCGTGGAAAGAGTATGCCGAAACAAAACTTATTCCTAACGCCGTACTTGCTTTAACCGCTATCGGCGGACTTGCAACCGCCTCATTGCCGATTATAGCGAAAATTCAATGTGCAGTCGATAATTTCAACAAGGCTACGAAAGATGTAAACGAAACGGCTGAAAACGGGCGTAAAACCGAAGGGGCGTTAAACGAGCAAGATAGACGGATTTCGGAAGAATTTGCTACCATAAACGAAAGGATCGCTTTCGTTGAAAAAGATACGAAAGCAACCAAAGAAATGTGTCGGATAGGCTTTTGTAATATGGGAGAATTAGTCCAAAGCGGTTATGCTTCCGAAATAGCAAAAGTGGGGGCGGACAATGAAGAAAAAACCGAATTATAAATTAAGACTTGTTTTTCTCTACATAGGCAGTTTCTTGGTATCAATCGCTCCGCTCGTTATATGTCTTGCGTTTAATTGGGGCGATTATACCAAAACTCCCGGAGATACTGTTAAATTATCGCTCGGCGGAATCATACTTGCAACGCTTGTTTTTATGAAGGTTATAGGCAAATTAAAAATGCCGAGGCGAATTGTATCGTTCGGTATCGTTTTTGTTATGGCATACTTATTACAAGCAGTATTGCAAGATATACTCCTGCTTACGGGAATGGCGCTACTCGGAGAATTTATAGATTATATGTTTTTTCAAAAAGCAATCAAAAAGACCAAAGAAGATATGTTTGTCGGGAAAACTGCCGATGTTACGACCGCGCAAGTAGAGGAAGTAATAAAAAAATACATAGGTAGGACTTGATTATGGGTGAAAAAGTAAGAGATTTTTTCAAACAAAATATCGGCTATTTCATAATTTTCTTCGTGTGTGCCGTGTATATTTTAACTGCATTTTTGCGGATTGATAAGACGGGTAAGACCATATCGCAGATTATTGCGGACGGCTCTTTGTGCTTTTTTCTCGGCGTATTCATCAATCGCACTTTTGACTTGCAAGGTGTGATGAGCGGCGATAGAGAAGAGGGTGTAAGAGCCACTATTGCCGAACACTCGAAAATCGTAATGAAAATTTCTCCGTATATAGAAGAACTCGACAAATGGTGTGAAGAGGAAAATGCAAAGAACTACAAAACGCAACGGACGAAAATTCTTGCTCGCGTAGGATTGAAGTATTCTTCTTGTTTCGATGAAGACGGCGTGGCGATTCCGTTTACGGTGGATAAAGAGAAGATGAAGGATAGGGCGTTGCGAATAACCGAACTTAAAAAACTTCGCGGTTATCATAAAGCGGTCAACTTAAAACTTACCGCATTGTCGGGAGGAGAACTCACAAGCGAAGGAGGCAAGCAGCAAGACCCGTTTTATTTTGGAAGGACGAAGGCTCAATATGAGGCTCAAAGGGGTTTAGCCGATGTTATTTCAAAGTTTGGCACGGCAATTATATTCGGCGTATACGGAGTGGAACTTATCAAGGATTTCAGTTATGCAAATCTTATTTGGACGACTTTGCAAGTCGCGATATTTCTTGTAATTGGCGTGATAAAAATGTATCGCTCTTATCTATTCGTAACAGACGAATATAAAGGAAGAATTTGGAAAAAAATTGACAACCTTCAAAAGTTCGATAATTACATAAATAATCTTCCAAAAGAAAATATAAACACCTTGGAGGTGGAAAATGAAAAAGACGAATAGGCTTAAATATTGGGAGGACGAACTCAAAAAATACGGAGATGTAGGCGGTGTAGGAGTGGTAAAACCGTTGAATCCGCCCTCATTGACGCCCCCCGGAAATTCTAAAAACACGGACAGTAAGAATCCGCTCGATATTTATAACGATTATATAAAAGAATCGAATACGCCTTCCGCCCCTGACTTGGCGGTAAATCCGAAACTGCCCTCATCTATTCCGGCAAATCCTTTTGATAAAGACAAAGGGTTTGCTCCGGTTGATAAAAATCAATTTTTCGATAGTAGAGTCGTCGGAACTGTGGGAGGCGGATTTTCAGGCGGTAAAAAAGGTGGCGTAACTGACGAGGGGGAGATTATAGGCAATCCGAATCTCGAAAAGTTTCCAACGATAAAAGACGGCTCAAATCGTGGCGGGGTCGGAGATTATAACCCTAAAAATTCCGAACCTACGTCTCCGACAATACCGACTGCGCCAAAGACGAATCCGAGTACGACGCCTACGATACCAACTCCGTCGAATCTGTCTACAAGCACTTCGATGACGAATCCGTCGAGCAGTACAACCGAAACTACGCCGAGTAACAAATTTTCGGCTAAATATCAAGGGACTGACTTTTTGGAATGGTATAGAGCGAATTACGGACAAGAATACGACCCTTCGACGATATTGTCGCGTAAAAGCGGAATGTCCGACGTTGATTGGGATATCGGTAACAGTCTTTATGATACATATCGAAAAGACCAACAACGCAAAAGCGATTATGAATCGAGAGTTTCGGCTTTGGATAAGAGCAAAATGCAGTCTCAACAAAATGCAAGTATCACTCTCGATAAATTAAAAAAGTATCTTCCTACGCAAATAAAAGCGCAAGGATTAGGCGGACTTGGTGTAAGCGAATCGAGTTTGCTCAATGCATACAATAGTTATTCTTCGGATATGGGCGCGATAGAGAATGATTATCAGGATAGAAAATCAAGTCTCGAAGAAGCCTATGCACAAGATAATCTTCAATCTTGGCAGACCTCCAAAGATAGCGTATCGGGGATTTTTGACGGATATAAAACTCAATTTGAGAATAATCAAAAACAAGCATATCAAGACGCTTATAATACGGTGTCTCAAAGTTCAGAAAAAGATGAGAGCGCAATTCTTAAATATATCGAGCAGTTTAGAAACCGCCTCTCCGATAGTGATTTCCTTACCTTAACGCAACAAGCGAAACAAGTGGCACAAGCAAACAAGCAAGCCTACGATAAAGAACAAGAGGCTAAAACCGAGCAATCGCAAAATTCAGCATTTGAAAATGCGCAGATGGCGATTGCAATCGCGACTCATTATACGCAAGATGATTTTGATAGACTCCTTGAACAATATCGCGGGCAAGTAACCGAGTCTCAATTTAACACTCTTAAATTACAAGCAGAAGGGAAACTTCGCGATAACCTTAAACCCTCAAACGGCAATGATATTAAGGCTTTGCACGATGTTAGTACACGATATAATGCTCAGCCGGCGGACGTGAAAAACCTTGAATTTCAACTCGAATCCGGTGGCAATATCTATGGGGTAAAACTTGGAGATACGGTTGCGAGTGCCGAACAAGCCGATGTTAAGAGATATATGTACTCCGCATACGGAAGAAAACCGCAAGCGGGCGACTTGTGTTATTACGCCGGACAAATCGTTATAGTTTGTCAAAATGGCAATTTAAGATACTTAAAGGACGCGCCAAACTTCCTCGGAAGGTGGAATTGGTGGGGCGTTAAGCACTTGGAAGAACTTGTAAACTCGGTAAATGTAGATTATGATTAAAGGAGCGTAAATATGGCATATACTCTAACTCCTGCCGAAAGACGAGCAAGAGCGCAATCTCTCCGTGAGAATCGTGAAAACCGCAAACTTTATTATGATTATTTAAAAAAAAAAGCGGCGTTAGAGCGTGAACAACAAATTCAAAGAAATATTGAACTGCAAGCGGAACAAGAAAAGGCGAATCAGTCTTTTCTTGTTCGAGGTTTGTCTACTGTTGGAGATATCGTTGCAAATGTTCTTACAGGGGCGGTAAAAGGTCTTGAAGGTATCGTAGACCTCGGAATCGGTTTGGTTGGCGGTATAGGCGGAATTTTTGACGGGAATTTTCAAGAAAGAGCAAAAAACGCTATCGCTTACGATTGGACGGGCGAAACTTTCGGAAACGCTCTTCAAGAGGCGTTAAAATATTCTTATACCACTAACGGCGGTACAATTGAAAACGTAGCAAGCGGAATCGGACAAATGCTTCCGTCCGTTGTTGTTTCGATTGCAACGGCGGGAGCGGGCGCGCCCGCTGCGGTAGCACAAGCCACCTCGCTTGCCACTTTGGGCGTTAGTGCTGCCGGTACTTCTACCGAAGAAGCGTTTCAAGAAGGTGCGGATTATTGGGCGGGTCTCGGTTACGGCACGGCTTCGGGTCTTGTAGAAGTCGGAACGGAAAAGATGTTCGGTGGGGCGACGAAGGCTCTTACCGGTGCGGGTATTCTCGACGGCGTAACAAGGTCGGTTGCCGATACGGGCATAAAGAGAATTGCAAAGAACGCACTTGAAGAGGGTTTTGAAGAAGTCGTTTCCGAACTCGCAAATCCTGCGTTGAAATCTATCTATAAAGGCTCGGAGGCTTTCAATGATTACGGCAATTTAGATTATTGGAAAGGAGTCGGAGAGGCTGGTCTCGTCGGCTCTTTAACCGCGCTTGCGTATAGCGGTACGGTCGGTTATGGATTATCCAAAGTCGGTGTTGGGTACGTTGGGAAAGAAGCCGATATTGCGGATTCTTTATCGGAAATTGCTACACTCAAAGAGAAAGCAAATAATCTTCAAGCAAACGGCGAACTTATCGGCGTGAACGAACAAAAGATAGCCGATACCACCAAAAAGAATTATCAAAACATCGAGAAGGTTCTTCAAGGCGTTTCGGAGGATAAACGCTTGAAACTTATTGAAAAATTCAATCTCGATAAAGCGTTCAATACTGACGGCTCTATGAGCGGTCAGTTGTCGTCGTGGTTTAATTCCGTCGGAGAATCCGCCGAAGTGTCGGACGGCTCTCAAAATGAACTTGCAAGTCTTAAAAAAGACTCGTATTCGTTTAATCTCCGAGGACAAGAACAAACTATCGCTTCCGACCTTGACACCATATCGGAAAATCTTGCTAATAAGTATATGGCTGCCGAACAAGAGAAAGGGAATAATATTACCATTGAGCAAGCGAGAGAGCAAGTCGGTAAAGTAAAGGTATTCGACGGCGAGATGTCCGATAACGCAAAGCAAAGCCGTAATAAATTCAATAAGGCTCTCAATTATCTCAACAAGGAATCGGGGGCAAATCTCTCATTTGTTGTAACCGAAAGCAACGACGCTTTCAACGGATTAGTCATCGACGATAGGACGATGTATATCGGAGAAGACCAATTTGAAAAAGGAACGTGGGCGGAAACTTTGGTTCACGAATATACCCACTTATCCGAGGGGTCGGAAGAGTACGCCAAGTTGGTAGACTTCTTGTCGTCCGATAACGTTTTGGTGGACGACGGCAACGGCGGAAAGGTCGAACTTTGGAAGAAAGGGCAAGAATCTGTATTTGACAAAAATTACGGTTTCGATAGAGAGAAAATCCAAGAAATCCACGACAAAATCGCCAACGCGCAAGAATTGACCGCAGATGAACAGAAATATTTTAAGGACTTTATGTCGGAAGTTGGAGCGCACGAAACGCAATATCTTCTCGGTAATGAAGAATTTATCGACCTAATCGTAGCGAGAGACTCGTCTTTTGCGAAAAAGTTTTTACAAAAGATTGAGAATTTGAGAAAAGCCTTTGAAAGAGTCGGAGACAAAGAAGCGAGAAAAGCCTACAAACAAATTCACGAAGCCGAGAAACTTTATTTGAAAGCGGCGGCAAAAGCGGGAGATATGAAACTTGTAAAATTCATTCTTTCTCGTAACCCTGACCTTGAAAAAGAAATTGACGTTTCCGCCGAAATCAAGTATAATAAGAAGGCAAAATATCTCAACATAAGCAAACAAGAATATGCGATTATCAGTTCTCGCATAATGGAAGACAATTCAAGCGTTATGGCGAAAGGTGGAGAGATTGCAAGATGCAACACCGCAAGAAGCGCGAATTACTTCTATGTATATGAAAACTTTTCCGAAGGGAACTTTGGTGTATTAAAGCAAATCGCTTTAACCGATGATAAAATAAAATACATAAACGCTATCGAAGCGAAAATAGGAGAATCAAATGGAGAATCAGTTATCCGAAGCACAAGCGAACTTAATAGAGTGCTTGAAGTTCTTAAAAATAAGTCAAGAAACGATAGTCGGAATAATGCTTATGATTCCGGAAGGCGAGCAGATAGCGGAAATGGCGAATTATCTATCGGACAATCCGAAAGCGAGCGAATCGGAAATACTGGAAAAGGCGACGGAAATAAGCGAGTAAAATATTCTCTTAAAATCGGTAACGAAAACTTAACCGTAGACGGCGAAGAAAGAAAAAATCTTGTTGCACTTCATAATCTCTCCGAGGAAAAACTTATGAAAGTTTTGGAACTCGGAGGGTTTCCTATGCCTTCGATTGCTATAACTCGTGCCGATTTAGGACACGAACAATTCGGAGATATTACGGTTATATTCGGTAGAGAGACGATAGACCCGAAAGTCGATTCAAGAAATAAGGTTTATTCGAGAGACGGTTATACTCCAACCGTGCCGAAAATAGATTACAAAGTCAACGATAAAGTATTATCGAAAATATCGAAGAAATACTATGAACTCTCCAAGAAATTTGGTTATGATACGACTCGCCCGTTGTATAAGTATGTAAATGATATGGAGAGGGTGTTAGAGGATAATGCGGGAGAGTTCGCAACAATCTCGCAAATTTACAATGACACCGATATTATGCAATTATATCTCCTCGATTCGGGGAAGGAGAAAATTCAACCCGTCTATAAGGAAATAACGGAATCCTTACCCAAAGAACGGGTTGAATATCTAAACTCTTTAATCAATCATTTAGGGAAAGAAGCCATTTTGGAGATTACGCCGAAAGACGGGGAATCTCTATTTACACATAGGCACAATTACGCTGAAAAATATCGAGATAAAATTGCAGAGTTTTTAGTTGACGGGAAAATTTATAAGAATACGAGCGAAGTTTTTGAAGATTTTAAGGATATCGACCTTTTAAGGCTTGTAATCTCCGCGCGGAATTTTATCAATAATGGTGCAACGACTACAAAAAGCGAATTTGATTCTTCGGCTACGAATAAGGCTATTCGTGAAGCGACTCCGCAAAAAGAATATCACGCGTGGGTAGATTCTTTATTTGAGGGGATTCAAGAAAAAACGGGTATAAGAAACGATAAGGATATTTTTACTCCGTCCGGGAATAGGCGTAGTTTTGAAGCAACGCACGACAGTTATACTCTTGATAATATTATTAAAGCGATGAAACGCGCGCCGATAAAAGGCGACGGAGGTTTTGTTGGGTTAAACGTTAATGCTTTGGCTGCCAAATTGTCAAGAGAGTTCAAAAGCGTTGCGGAAATTCGTAAAAACGCCGATTCGCTTAAAACATTTAACCAAGAGATTCAAAACAATTTTATAGATACTGCAAGGGAAATGATAAGTGAAATCGAACGCCTTTTCGTCCCGCAAGCGGACAATAGTATACAAAGTTGGACAATGCTCGACGGAGCGTCTACGCTTATCGGAGAAATTGCTGATAACGGCTTTACCACCGAAAAGCAAATAGCCGACTATATGGCGCGAGAATATAAGAATACTTCTTACAGATACTCGAAAGAAGTAGGCGATAAAATCCTTGCGTTATTCGATTATGTTCGTCAAATGACGGATACGGATTATTTTGAATCAAAGCCTCGTAGGGCAGTAGAGTTTAAGGAAATCCGCGACGTGCTTATTCCAGAAAATGCGAGCGAAAAACTTATCAAGGCTCTTGATGAACAAGGAATTGAACATATTACTTATACAGAAAAAAATACTCGTTCGGATATTATCAATAAACTCGATAATATTAGATTCTCTCTAAAAGAGGACTCCGACGGCAGAAAACTTTCGGAAGGGCAAAAGGAATACTTCAAAAATAGCAAGGTTATTGATGAAGACGGCAACTTAATGGTTGTATATCACGGTACGCCGAAGCCGAATTTTTCAGTTTTCAAACTTGGAGACGGCGCTTTGGGTAATGGTATATACTTTGCCGAGAGCAAAGAATACTCAAAAGGGTTTTCTTTTGGTTCAGATCCGTATGAAGTATATTTGAATATTACAAATCCATACGAAGTAAACTACCCTATCAGCGACAGTATAACAGAGAAACTTATTGCAAAAGGTTATGACGGAATACATCATAAGCAGAACGGCTTTTGGGTAGCCTTTTCCCCGGAACAAATAAAACTTGTAGATAATCTCACTCCTACCAAGAATGAAGATATTCGTTTTGACTTAAAGGAAGACGATTTATCTAAAAAGTATCGTTACGAATTATCGGACGGGCAAATCAAAAAACTCATTGCGGATAAAACGATGAGAAAGGTATACTCGAAAGTTGAGTCCGAAAAGATAATCAATACGATTCTTTCCGAATCTCTCGGTGTGGGCGAGAAATACGGTTCGCTTACGGGTAGGGCAAAATCGGAAGTTATCGAAATGCTTTGGCGCGGACTTAATACTGCCGAACCGGGCAGGCAGATGAAAGTTGCTCTCGATGTGGCGGAATACATAATACAAAATTCCGTTTTGGAAAACCTTTACGAAGATTCCGAAAACTCGATTTACATTGATACGATAAATGCCTTAAAGCCTTATCTTCATTCGCTTGACCTTTCCGCATTGAAAGGCGAGATAAAATATAAGTTCGACAATGATAATAGTGCATATTTGTTGTGGGGCAAAAGAAAAGGCGAAAAAGGTTTAACTGCCGACCAAATAAAAATGGAACTTGATGAGAGAGGGTTCTTTATTGATTCGGATAACGAGGCAGACATATTCTTCCGTATGGATAGTGCGTATCGTGAAGCGGTTGCTGCAATGAAGAAACAGACCAAAGAATTGCTTTCGTCGGCACTCTCTGCGGAAGAAAGAAAAACGCTTAAAAACAACATTGCAAGAGAAGTTTTGATAGCGTTTGACAAGAACGGAAAACAGTCAACGTTCTCGAAGATACTCGAACAGTATCATAAAGAAGCATTGACTTGGAAAGAAAAGTATTACGACGAACGCACGAGGAACTCTGTCATTAATCGGCTTCTCGATAAAGTTCAAAAAGTTAAAGATTGGAAGTCGGGAACTTTCCTTAACGCTTCGCAATATAAGGCTGATATTTTCAAAAGGTCTATCGACAAGTTGGCTAATATTAAGTTCCGTGGCGACCTTAATCAAAGCGGAACGCGAGATATTGTTTCGGGACTTAAAGAATGGTACTCGAAATCTAATCCGCTTCTCGAAGGCGTTTATGATTCCGAAATTGCCGAAATGCTCGATGACATCGCAACGAGCGAGGGAAAACTCTCTACACAAGAACTCCGAAACCTTTCAAACGTGGTAGACTACTTCAAACACTTTGTCGAGACTTACAACAAGGTTTATCGTAACGGTAAATATGTAGAGGCTCAACCTATCGCTGAAAAATATGTTTCCGTGATTAAGCGGAATCAATCGGTAAAAGTTGGTTGGCTTAAAAAATATTTTGAAAAATATCTTGCCACTTTTGGAGACCCGATAACGGTTGCTCGGTATTTTGATAAATACGAGAGCGGATTTTATTCGGAGATGTTGGCAACCTTGCGAGAAAGCGCAACGAAAGCACAAATCGACGAAATGAATATCCGCGAACCTATCGAAGAGTTTATCAAAAAGAATAAGAAATACTTTAATGAAGCCGAAAAAATGACTGTAAAATATCAAGGTCGAGATATTCCGTTACTGCAAGCGATGTATGTCTATATGGCGATGAACGACGTAGATACGATTCCTTCGTTTGCAAAGTCTGGGTTTGTCTTTAACGACGGAAATTCGGACGTAAGAATTGACGGGTTCGCGGCTAATGAAGACGTTGAAATTGCGGAAATGCAAATAATGGCGAAAGAAATTCAAACTTCGCTTGAAAAGCAGTTTTCGGCAGCGGATAAAGAGTATATCGAAATCGCAAGGAAAATTTTCAACGAGGATTGCCGTAAGAGATTCTCGGAAACAAGTATCATTCTCAAAGGTTATACTAATGCGAAAGAGGGAGACTATGTGCCTATTCGTAGGGCGAATATTGCCAAAAACGTTGATACAAGCACTTTCGAGTATGAAGTAAATCGAGCAAGTAACGCTTCTTTTACAAAGGATAGAGTAAAAGGAGCAAAAGGCGAACTCCGAGTGGACGGGATTGATACTGTGTTGGATAGACATATTCGCGCGGTGGCTCAATATGCAAATCTCGCTCCCGCAATCGAGGAATATAATAAACTGTTCAGCCTTAACACGGGAGAAGATAACAACAAACCCGTGAGTGTATCGACTGAAAGTCGTAACTTATGGGCAAAAGGAGATGAATACTTCAAGAAACTTATAAGCGATATACAAGGAATCCCCTCTACGAAAGGCGACGGAATCAAGCTTATGGCGTTTATAAGGGGCGGTTATGCAAAATTCCAACTCGGGGCAAATCCGAAGGTGTGGGTAACGCAATTATCATCGTTTTTTGCTGCCGGAAGTATTTTAGATTATTCGTCTATCGTCAAAGGCATAGGGATAAAGGCGGGCGACGTCGATACTTATTGCGAACTCGCAAAATTGCGTAATAACGACAATACGGTCGCTATGGCACAAGGTGTTCTTGATAAGATTGATAAAGTCGGCAATGTGCTTATGAAACCTATCGGAACGGTCGATAGATTCGTTATAACGAAACTTTTCGGGGCGTGTCAAGTACAAGTTCAAAAAGACTACGGCTTGAAGATAGGCACGGAAGAAAACAAGGTTAAAGCGGGCGAACTCTTAAAACGCGTAATTCTCGAAACGCAACAGAACTCAATGGCAACCGAAAGGTCTTCGGCTATGCGTTCGGGTAGCGAGTTTATGAGAACGATAACGATGTTTTCCGCCGACTCAATGAAGGTCATAGGAAGAGTTGTAGATTCTATCGGAGAATTAAGCGCGTTAAAATCAAAGAAAAAAATTCTTACCGACGCTAACGAAATTGCAAACATAGACAAACAAATCAAACAAGCGACAAAAAAAGTTGCGAAGTCTACGGCTTCGCTTATAACTTCGGCTGTGTTTATGGCTCTTGTCGCGCAGTTATTCAGGACTCTCTACAATAAGGACGATGAAGAAGACAACGTGGTAGCAAATATGGCGACCGACGCTATCGGAAATCTTTTTGGCGGACTCCCTATTTTCAAGGATATTTATTCTCGCCTTGTAGAAGGATATGATATTGACGGTTACGCATATTCTGCGATAAACGATATGCTTGATAGCGCGGATAACATATTCAAGATGTGTGGAGATATTGTCTCTGGGGAAGTTACTTCGCAAGAGGTGGCTAAAAATATCAAGAATATGGTCTACGCGGCGGGGCAAATTTTCGGGCTGCCGGCAAGAAATGTTTATAATGTCGCCTACGGATTAACGAAAAGAGTAAGTCCGTCTACCGCATACAAAATCGACACGGCTTTCTACAATAAGAAGTATACTTCCGATTTGAACAAGGCTATCGCACGAGGCGACGACGATATGATTGCGACAATAGTCGAACTTATGACCGACGAACGAGTCAGTGATATAGGTGATTCTGCCGTAAGCAAGGAACTTAATTCTCTCGTTACGAAAGGGTTTGACGTAATCCCTCGGAGCGTGGGAGAAAAGATAACCTATAACGGCGAAGAAATCAATTTGACGAGCGGTCAGCGAAAGCAGTTCAAGCAAGTCTATTCCGTGGCTAATAAGGCGGTTGCAAGCCTTGTAAAGTTGTCTCAATACGAATCCGCAAGCGACGAAGTGAAAGCAAAGGCGATTAAGTATATTTACAACGTATACTATAATCTCGCTCTTCAAGATTTGCTTGGAGAAGACCTTGAAACAAAGACTGTTTTATTTGCGGAAGCAATAGATGTGGAAAAACTTGCTATTATTGTTGCGACGGCTAATTCCTTAACTGCCGACCTCGATAAAAAAGGAAATGCGATTAGCGGAACTCGCAAGAGAAAAATTCAAGCCTATGTAAATTCTCTTAAACTTTCCGCCGCCCAAAAGTATATGGTTATGGGGTATCTCGGATTCAGTAACTTGAAGGGCGAAATGCAAGTCAAAGCGTATATCAATCGGCTCAATCTCACGAAATCGGAGAAAGAAAAACTTCTCAAATATAGCGGGTACGAGAAATGAAAAAGTTGTGGTTGAAATGCAAAACCTTTATAAGGTGGATTTTGAAGCAACTTAAAGACAAGACAAACATTTTGATTTTTATCATCGTGTTCTTGGTTTTATCGTCGGAAGTGTGGATTCCATATCTTTTGGCGATAATAACCGGGAATAAGTGGTGGTGGGGAATCGGCTCGGCTTGTTGGACGTTTTGGCTTGCACCGTTTACACCGTTTCTTCCGCTATGTCTTGCAATAACTTTCGGCGTTCGGAAAATCGTAGACAAAATTCGAGATAAACATAACAAAAAAGACGGGGAGTGATTCCTCGTCTTTTTATGCGTTATGCGAACTTCCCTTTGCGTACAAAAACAGTTCCTGTTATTGACTTGATACCGATATTTTCTGGGTTTGAATCGGGAAAATAAATTTGAAAACTATCGCTCCTATACTCAATGGTAAATGAGCAATGAGAATAACCTTGATAATCAAGATTTGAAGTTGGAGAGTCTGACATATATGCTTGCCACAATGTTTCGGGTTGTACTGAAAACGTTATGGTTACATTATTGAAGTAGCAATCTTGCTTGCGAGATGTCTCAATATGCCCTATGCAGTACATTTTGTAGTATGTAAAGTTGTCGTTTGTCTTGTCCGATAAATAAGCATTACAATCGGTATAATACATATTGATTGCTATATAATCAGCGTAGTTTTCTTTTGTAATGGGGATAGATTCATATTCTATATTATCATCTTGGCTGCTGCACGCGGTTAAGAATATACACGAGAAAATGAAAATTAAAAATGCTATACAAGTGATAAGTCTTTTTATTGTGGATAACTTAAAATTTTCGGGGGGGGGGAGACTTTTTAATGGAATTAACAAACATAAAACACGCCTCCTAATCGTCAAAAAT